TTTGCTGGTATAGTATTTACTGAATTATATCACACATCAACTAAACCAACTACCGGTGAATTTGTTGTAGCAGGCGCAATTTATACAAATAATGACGGAACAATTTGGATGTACGCATAAAATTTATTATAATAGGTTATGGGAATTATACAAAATTTAACTAAACAGAATTCTCCTCAAAAAAACGAGGAGAATTTTTCTTTAAATAAAGCAGAATTAGAATTTCTTTTATTACTAGTTAAGAGATCAACATTTGTTGGAGAACAGATAGAAGATGTATACAATGTTGTATATAAATTGCAACAACAATATTTGCAAGTAAAATAAATAAGTTATGGAAGAATTATTTTCATTATCAGAACTTACCGTATTACGCCAAGCATTAAACGTAATTACAATTCAAGGTAAAGATGCTAAACCAATTGCATTACTTCAAGACAAATTAGAATCACTAATTACTCAGCAAGAGATTGCTCAACAAGAAAAACGACCAGTAAAAAAATCTTAAACAATATTTATATTAAATCAGATGTAGGCCGCAAGGAAGTAGGCGTATACACGGCATAAGTGTATGTATCTAACCACATCATAAAGGAATATAAGTATGCCATCTTGGAAGAAAGTCATAGTATCGGGGTCTGATGCCTCGCTCAATTCATTACAACTAACTAATTTATCTAATACCATAACAAGTGATATAGTTTATATCGATACAGTTACTGGTAATTTAAGTTATGGGACCGCGGGAACAGTAACTTCAGCTTCATTTGCATCAACTGCTTCGATCGCTTCAACAGCATCATTTGCAATATCTGCACAAACGGCATCATATGTACTTAATGCGGTAACGGCATCATATGTTGCGAATGCACAGACCGCATCATATGTACTAAACGCAATATCATCATCATTCGCCTCAACTGCATCGTATGTTAACCCATTAAATCAAAATGTACTTGTAACGGGATCATTAAATGTAACAGGTGGTATTACCGGATCTGGATTATTAATTACCGGATCAACATTAGGAACTTTAGTTACAATTACTCAAACAGGAGCAGGTAGTGCGTTTGCAGTACAAGATGCAGCTAGCCCCGATTCTACAGCATTCATAATCGACACGTCTGGTAGTGTAGGTATTGGAGCTCCGGCATTACCATCTACATTCTCAACTAAATTATATACCGGTATACCTGAGTTTTCTGGATGGTCTGGTATTAAGGCAAATGGTAATAACAATCATGCTATAATTGGTCAAGGTAGCAGTGGATACGCCGGAGTCTATGGAGAAAATAGCGAGACTAGTGCGAATAACAATATTGGTGTTTATGGTAAGGCATCTCCTGGAGATGGTGATCCATTTAATGGCGTATTGATGATTGGTGGTAAATTCCAAGCCGCCGGCGATCCGCAGTATGCAACAAATTACTCAGTGCAATTATTAGATGGTACAGAGGCTGCTGGTAAAGTATTAGTATCTCAAGATGCATCTGGATCTGCCAATTGGAGTACGCAATTATCTGGTTCATATGGTTTAACAGGATCGTTAAGAGTAACTGCCGGTATAACGGCATCATTACAAGGTACAGCATCATATGTTGTACTAGCACAGACTGCGTCATTCGTCACTACTGCACAAACGGCATCATATGTACTTAATGCTGTATCGTCATCGTTTGCATCAACTGCATCATTCGTTACTACTGCACAAACTGCATCATTCGTTACTACTGCACAAACTACATCGTTCGTTACACTAGCACAAACCGCTAGTTATGTTGCAAATGCGCAAACTGCATCATACATTGATACATTAAATCAAAATGTAACCGTATCTGGTTCATTAACTGTAACAAATGATTTTACGGTATTAGGATCTTCATCTATACAATATATAACATCATCACAATTAAACATTGGCGATAATATTATATCAGTTAATACTATCAACCCAAGTGTAAGATTTGGAGGACTCGCAGTTATAGATTCAGGATCATCTCCGCAAACATCAGGATCATTGTTGTTTGATTCGCAAAACAATCAATGGATATTTGTGCATCAAAGTACCGCAGCTGCAGCAATAACTAGTTCTGTGTTAATCATGGGACCACAAACATTTAATAATGTTGGTAACGAAACTACATTAACTGCAAATCAATTAGCAAAGGCAGTTGGTGGAGATTTAGGAGAACACATTGGTGATTCTAATATAACAGATACCGGTACGATTGTTTCGATTAATAGTAATACAGAGGTAACTGGTTCATTAAAAGTAACAACCAGCATCACATCATCAGGATTATTAATTACCGGATCTACCACAACTGATTTAGTTAGAATTACTAAAACGGGAGCAGGTAATGCATTTGTGGTAGAAGATTCAACTAGTCCTGACACATCATCATTTACTATCAGCAATGCTGGTAATGTAGGAATCGGTATAGCACCAGACACTAGTTATAAATTATATGCGTTAGGTGGTAATATAGCTGCTGTATATGGAGGTTCTGCAACTTATGGAGTTCAAGGTTCTGGTACAAATACAGGTGTTTACGGTAGCGTTGATGGGAACCTCGTCAGAGGAGTTTTCGGTCACAATTTATATGGTATTGGTACAAGTGCAATTGGTATTGAAGGACAAGCAATAAATGGTGTCGGTGTTAAGGGAGTTGGTGGTATATATGGTGGTAGATTTTCAGTTGATAACGATAATGGATCGCCAATTGGAGTATATGCTTCGGTAGCCCCTGGAGAAAACGCAAATGGAACAGGTGTATATATTGGTGGTAAATTTGAGGCTCCAAATCCGGCCGATTATGGAGCCGGATTCACCGGTTATTCAGTTCAGTTGCAAGATGGTACGCAAGCAGCTGGTAAAGTATTAGTATCGCAAGATGCTAGCGGATCTGCCAATTGGAGTACACAATTATCTGGATCATATGCAATAACTGGTTCATTAACCGTTACGGATAAAATAAAAGGAACTAGTTCTCATATTGATACAAATGCATTAATACAAGCATCGCTATTATATTTATCCAACAATTTCTAATTAGAATATTTATTAATATAAAATATAAAACAAAATTATGGCAACAAGTTTAACATTCACAGGAACACTAATGGCATCGGCATCGTTGCTGTTAAGTTCATCACAATTAACACCAATAGTTATAGCCCAAGGAGGTCCTTCTGGATCTAGAATATATAGTATAGCAGTACAAACAAATTCAACGACGGCACCTAATCATGTTTTAGGACTTTCTAGTTCTATAGGTATAGCAAGAATTGGAACATTAGCAGTAACAGCTAACTCAGGATTTACCGCAGGTACTGCTAATTTTGATTATTTTGGTAACTCACTATTTGCATCAATATTTCAAAAAAATAAAGATGCTAACGGTGTACCATATTTCAATTTAGCACCAAATACATTCTTAACAATGCAAACGTCAGCATCTGTATTTATATCATCTGGTGCTACATCGAGTATTTTTGTTAACGGCGAATTTTATTAATAATGGCTAGATCAGGTTTTGAACGAGGTTTTAATCAAGCATATCTACAAGGTGTAAAAACCGGAGCAGGTATGGCTGAATTGAGAACAGGATTTAGTGGTGGTGTAACTGATGGAATTGCTTACTCTGATAAAATACAAGATCCTAATTTACTTCGGGGAGAAAAACTTCCATGGATATATGCCAATGCAGATAATACGGTAGATGTTGGAACTACTACGGCAGTAATGGATAGAATGAAACTACCTGAGTTATGGAATCAATATGGAGGATTACCATTAGCATCCCACCCTTCATATGACGTTAACAGTTCCGGTTTAATTGATGGTACATTTTCTCGTACCGGGAAAGCATATGTTACTGATACTACAAATGACTATATAATGTTAGGAACATCTATTAGTGCATTAAACAGAGCATATCCATTTGTGGGTGGTCAAAATTTAGGTGATCATGTATATCTGGATATGGGAGGACAAGGTGGTTCTGCAACTAACCATTGGTTATCTCCTATCAATTCATTAGGTACATTAGAAGATAGTTTATTTAGTAATATAGATCCAGAATCATTAACTATAATGATGGTTATGAAATCTAAAAACGCAGTCGGTAAATGTCATTTCTTTATCGAAGATACAATTACACCAGGTGGTCTGTTTTTTACTCAACAAACAGAAAATACATTGAGATTGCAACTATATAGTGCATCTGGTGTTAGTAGCACATATGATAGTGTAAACTTAGCAACTGAATTGAATGATTGGATTTTAGTTACAATCAAAGTTACACTAAAACAAAAGTATGGAGCTGGTAGTGAACAAATATTCTATATAAATGGAAAACCACAACATACATTTGTTGCTAGCACATGGACTACACCAGAAGCTACACCAGCTTGGTCAGTAGGAGCACAAGGTATCGCAGTGGGAGTAAATTCATTATCATCACCAAATGCAAATAGTATGTATTTTGCATCATTATTAGTATTACCATATTGGGCAAATGAAACAGAGCAATTACAACTAGAAAATTATTTTAGAAAATACTACGGCAAGAAGTTTTAATAAAGATTGGTTTTTTGAAAAAAAAATCATATATATATAATATATAATATAATAAAAAAAAAAGGAAAGTTATGGAACAAGAAACAACAACAGTAGAACCTACTACAAATGCAAACACAAGAAAATTGAATGCAGAAGATTTAACAGCAATTACAGATTTAAAAATAAAATTTAATGAACTGTATAGCACTGTTGGTTTATTAACAATTGACAAAAACATATTAGAAGTTCAATTAGAAAATGTAACTGCAGAAATCAATTCAAAATTAGAATTATTTGCACAGTTAAGACAACAAGAAGAAGAACTATTAGCTTCATTGAAAAATCAATATGGTGATGGTCAAATCAATGTGGTAGCAGGAACATTTACTCCTGTATCGTAAAATTAATAGGTTTATATTTTTTTGCATATATTTATTAATAAAAACAAATTAAGGAGATTTTTACATGGCAGAAAGAATTATAGCTCCTGGTGTATACACGAAAGAAATTGATCAATCGTTTTTACCAGGTGCAATTGCACAAATTGGAGCAGCTGTTGTAGGACCTACATTAAAAGGCCCTGCATTAGTTCCTACTCAAATTACTTCATTCAGTGATTATGAGCGCATATTTGGATCATACTCAGATGATTCATATGTACCATTTGCTGTAAATGAATATTTGAGAAATGGTGGTCCGGTAGTTACCGTTACTAGATTACTTTATGAAGGAGGTTATGATTATGAGGGAGCTGTATTAGCAGTAATTGCATCATCTGGTTCAGGTGCAGCTCAAGTTAAAAGAATTACACACATTTTACATCCAACTAACCAAGTTAATGGTACAGCTGCAGCATTAGCAGCAAACGTACTTAATTCGTCTGTAGTTGAAAATGCATCATCTGGTAGTTTTGCAATTAAATTATCAGGATCATACGGAAGTAATACAACAGGTACATATACCGCATATCCAACTCAAGGCGTAGCAGTATCTGCATCTATTAATCCTAGTGCAAATAACTATGTAACAAAAGTTTTTGGTACTACTCCAAAATCAAAAGAATATCCAGTTTATGTTCAATATGAAGATAAAAATGCATATAGTGTATTCGCAAACCCAGCTGCAGTAACATTAGAGTTAGCAGTATATAGTAATTATGATTTTGAAGATAATTACAAGACTGCAGCAACACCATGGATTACTTCACAAAATGTTGGTGCTACTTCTAAGAACTTAATTAAGTTCCACACAGTATCTCATGGTACAGCAACAAACCACGAGGTTAAGGTAGGTATTAAAGACATTAAACTAGGTTCAGAAATTTCTGATCCAGATGGTTACCCAACTTTTACAGTGTCTGTTAGACGCGTAAACACAACCAATATTGCAAATTCTCCATATAGCTCAGCTGAAACGGATGCATCACCAGATGTATTAGAAGAATTCAGTGTTAATCTTAATCCATTATCTACAAATTATATCTCAGCAGTAATTGGTGATACATATTATACAGTATCTGCAGATGGCGATTTAATTGAAAATGGAGATTATCCTAATTTATCTAAATATATTCGCGTAGAAGTTGATGATAACGTTACAAATAGAAATAACGATAAATCATTAATACCATTTGGTTACCGTGCAATATTTAGCCCAGTAGCAATGGCGTCTGGTAGTGTTAATTTAAGTGCAGCAACAAATGTTACTACACAAACAGCAAAAAGCACTTATCATGGATTTGATTTTACAAATACTACTAACTTAGTTTATTTGAATCCAGTACCAAAGACAGGTGCAACTACTGGTAGTAATGCAGACTTCTATTTAGGAAATGTATCACAAGCATCAGTAATTGGAACATATACAGGTTCATTGGAAACAGTATTAGTAGCAGGAACATTTTCATCTAATATTGAATTAGCAACACGTAAATTCATCGTTCCAATGCAAGGTGGTTTTGATGGAGCTAGACCAAATTTAACAAAAAATTCTGGTGCTAGTATTGCCGCAGGAAACACATTTGGATTTGATTGTTCAACACCGACATCAACAGGTACATTAACATATAAAAAAGCATTTAGTATTTTATCTAATACTGATTATTATGATATTAATATGTTGTTAACTCCTGGTATTATTGATGATATACACGGAAGTGTAACAGGTGCAGCAAGAACAATGGTTGAAGAGCGTTTAGATACTTTTTATATAATGGATCTTTGTGCTATTGATAAAAATGTAGCATATGTTAAAGATAAAGCATTAAATGTTGATTCAAACTATACTGCAACATATTGGCCATGGTTGAGAACATCAAACCCAGCAACAAGAATTCCAGTATGGGTTCCACCATCTGTATTGATGCCAGGTGTATTAGCATTTAACGATGCAAATGCAGCTCCATGGTATGCACCAGCTGGTTTAACAAGAGGTGGTTTAACTACCGCAACTGATACATATGTTAACTTATCAAATTCAGCTCGTGGCGAATTATACGAAAACCGAGTGAATCCAATCGCAAACTTCCCAGCATCTGGGGTTGTTGTTTGGGGACAAAAAACACTTCAATCTCGTAAGTCAGCATTAAGTTCAGTTAACGTAAGAAGATTGTTAATTGCAGTTAAGAAATTTATTGCTTCTTCTACAAGATTCTTAGTATTCGAACAAAATACATTCCAAACTAGAAAACGTTTCTTAGATCTTGTTAACCCATATCTTCAAGACGTTGCAGCAAAACAAGGTTTGTATGCGTTTAAAGTTATCATGGATGAAACTAATAATACGCCAGATCTTATAGATCAAAATATATTATATGGTCAGTTATTCTTGCAACCAACTAGAACAGCTGAGTTCATATTGTTAGACTTTAATATTCAACCAACGGGAGCAGCATTTCCAGAATAAATATAATTTAGTGTAAGGGGAGTAAAATCTCCTTACATTTTTTAATCATTTATATATTTATTAGAAAAGATAAGGAATCAATATGGCATTCAAATATTATAAAGAAAAAGGTGAATTTGGCTTAGACGCTACACGTGATGTATTAGGATCGACAACATTTTCTGGTACTGCAGTACCGACAGCACCTGTAGATAGATCAGCAGATGCTGAGTTTTATTCAAACGCATTTACATGGGAACCTAAATATCAAAATAGATTTATTATGACATTAGGCTCAACTAATATTCCAGCATATATAGTTAAAGCGTCAAGTAAACCTTCATTAGAAAATGGTGAGATTGTATTAGATCATATCAACGTACAAAGAAAAGTAAAAGGTAAGTCAAAATGGCAAAACATTACACTTACATTATACGATCCAATTATTCCATCGGGTGCACAAGCAGTAATGGATTGGGTTCGTGATCATCATGAATCTGCAACTGGTAGAGATGGATATTCTAGTGTATACAAACAAAAATTAACATTGCAAGGATTATCAGGTCCAGGTGAAGTTATTGAAGAATGGACATTGGAAGGTGCATTCATTACATCTTGTAACTGGGGACAATACGATTGGTCAGCTGAAGAAGTTAATACAATCGAAATGACTATTAGTTACGACTTCGCATTTTTGCATTTCTAAAAATATACATTTATTTGTATTTATATTAATGGGGGTTTTTGCCCCCATTTTTTTATGTTTTATATATTTATTTAAAAAAAAGGAAGTTATGACACAAGTTACAGACAGAATTAGTAGCCCAACTGTTGTTGATCAGGCAAAACAACGTTATGAAATAGAAAGAAAAAATAAAATACCTACGGTAGTTGTTAATCTAACAAGTAAAGGATTGGTATATCCCGAATCACACCCACTTCGTAAAGGTTATGTAAATATGCGTCATATGAGTGCATACGATGAAGATATCATTGTTAATGAAACCTATATCAGAAAAGGAATAATGTTTGATATGTTATTAGCCGAGTTAATAACAGATGATATTGATATTGATGATATTGCAATTGCAGACCGAGAAGGCTTAATTATTAATGCTTATATTCTAGGGTATGGAAATGAGTATGATGCAGTAGCAACAGATCCAGAAACAGGTAATTCTGTAAAACAAACTATAAATTTATCAGAATTAACTAGTAAAGAATTTAATTTAATTCCAGATATAAACGGTGAATTTGAATATCCGGTTAACAATGAATATAGAATTAAATTTAAATATATTAACAACCACGATGTTAATGCTAAAGAATCAGATACTAAAATTATATCAAAGTTCTTAAAAAGTGTTATAACAGCTGTTAATGATAATAGAAGTGCACAAGCAATTGATGATTTATTACAATATAATTTTCCACCTAGAGAATCAAAAAAATTCAGAGCATATTATTCAGAAAATTCGCCATCAGTAACAGATGAAATTAAATTCAAAGGTGAAAACGGAGACACCTTCTATAGTAAATTTCGTTTTAACGCCTCGGTTTTTTGGTCTTAATAAAAAACATAGCTTTCACTTACAATCCATGATCTTTGATATGATATGGTATAGTGATAGTCGATTTGATTGGGATACTATATATTATATGCCAATTCATATACGTAAATTTTATTATAACAAAATCAAAGAAAAATTAAATATAAAAGCAGAATCTGCTAAAAACGCTAAAAACAAGCGACAAAGAAAAAAATAATACTAATTTGGCTTCGTGAATATTTATTAATAAAAATAGATATACATGAAGCCAAATTTTTTACATATTAAATCTAAATATTATCCTATAGGTCAAGGTGCTACACCACCCATAAATGAAGGTAGTGATAACGCAAATACAGGTGCTCAACAAATTAAAGATAGATTTACAGCGACTTTCGGCGATGATGCTAAAGAAATATTTGATAACGTCACCAAAAGCATTAAATCCGCATATACAGCATTCGATGGTTATAGTACCGGATTAAACAAAACAGCTGGACTACAAGAACAATACAACTCTACCTTATTAACTACTGCTAAAAGTGTATCATTCTTAGAAGAGAATGAAAAATCGAATATCAAAACGCTTCAAATTGGTACTAAAGATATAATCAAACGTAGAATAGCATATGTAGATATTCAGAAATCGTTAGGTACTACTAATGCAGAAATGACTGCGTTCATGGAAACCATGCAAAAATCTGCTCCATTATACGGTAAGTTGATGGCTGAGATGGCTAAGAGCAAAGATCCAACCGACCCAAAGAAAATGTCTAAAGCAGCTCAATTTATACAATCTCAAGCCGCTGCAATGAAAGTCTTAGGACATAACACTACACTGTCAGGTGAACAGATGGATGCATTAAATGGATATTCTGCAGCATCTGGAACTACGTTAGGACAACAAGTTGCAATTTGGGAAGAAATTGCAGAAACAGCTGGTGCAGGAATGGACAAATCAGCCGCATTCCAAATGATTACAGAAGGTATCGCCGATGCAGGTGCTGACGTACGAGCACAATATGGTAAACTTCCCGGTGCTATGGAATCTGCAATATTAAAATCAAAAAAATTAGGATTAAGTTTAAAAGATTTAAATGCTACGGGTGAATCACTTTTAGATATAGAATCATCAGTTTCAAATGAATTAGAATATCAACAATTAAGTGGTAAGCGATTAGTTGATGAAACAGGAGCTAGTTTATTAAATATGTATCGCGAAGCAACACTTTCTGGTAATGCAGAAGGACAAGCTGACGCAATGACTAAAATACTAGAATCACAAGAAGACATACTAAATAGCAACAACATGTATGCTAAAAAATCTTTAGCGGCCAATTTAAACATGACTGTTGAGCAATTGATGGCAATGCGAGAGCAGAAAAAAGTTCAAGATCAAATCAATGACGTTGCAAAAAAATATGGCAATCCGGAACTAGATAAACTACTATCTGGTTTAGATAACATGGATTCTAAAAAATTTGGTGAAATAAAAACGAGGTTGAAAGAAGAGTTTAATCTAGAAACAGGCGATTTTAATGCCATTGTACAGAAAATGGAAGGGATAGCAGAAAAAAATCAAGCTCAATTATCTCCAGTTGATAAAATTCAAAAATTTCTAGAAAGTTCACAACAAACCGGATTATTAGTTAAAGTTAAAGATTATAAATCGGATAAATTAGACGCAGCTGGTAAAACAATCCTAGACTCTAGTGACCCTACTGGTAATACCAACGTCAAACAAGACTATTTCGATGCACAGGGTTCAGATATGGCCAGGCTAAAAGATCAAGGTGAAAAATCATTATTTACAAAGTTTATTAAAGATTTACAAGACAGTGACCCAGCTTTACGAACATATGGGCAATCGCAGATTGGTAATGATATGATAAAAAATGCCGGTGATATGGCAAAGAAATTTGCAGAAACAGTCCCGGTATTAAATAAACTAGCTGAGGTGGTTTTGGGTTTAACTACAAAATTTACAGAATATGTCACAGCAAACACTGCTAAAGACTATACCGGTGGTTTATTAACTCCTGTTAAAAATGATGCAGTTATTGGTATTAATGATGGTGTAGTTGGTGTAAATAATGGTGGAACTCCAAATAACCCGTCTTTGTCATTCAATGCAAATGATAAATTAACTATAGTTGCAGGACCATATGGATCTATTAATGATAAAACGGCAGACAAACTAGTCGGCGGTCAACCATCATTACCAGAATTAGATATTGCAACTATGCCAACAGATAATTCCGAATCTGGTTATCTAACTGAGTCTATGCAGTTTATGAAATTATTTACAGATTCGATGTCTGAATCTATAGATCAAAATACAGAAGCATTACATAATTTAACTCAGACTATAACTTCTGGTTTTGAGTTAACAGGTGATAAGATGCAAGACGCAATTGATATGGGTAAAGCAGATGATGTTAATGGAACAGAAGAACCAAAACCAGATCCATCAAATTCTATATCCGATATATCCGATGCAACAAATGGCGGGATAACTACTAATGAATTTGCTAAAAAGTTAGACGAAGAAACATTAGATAATCAAAATTTAGGAAATTCATCACTTACTGGATCTATTCCAGGTGATATGCAATATAATGAACCAGATGCATCAGCTGAGTTAGAACAAATGGAACGACAATTACAAGAAGCCATGGGCCTAAATGATGAGCAATATGCTGAGTTCAACGACGCATTTGCCGCAGATTGGCAAGAAGGTATGGAGCAATTAGCACAAGAAAATCCAGAAGCTTCTGAACAAGAATTAGAAGATGCATTATTGAATGACTTCATGAAAACCGTTCAAGAAGAAATGAGTGCGGCAGGAATTACGCCAGATGATATGTCATCAGATGAAAATGCATTATCAGATTCAGAATATTCAGATAACAACTTTGTTAATGATTTAAATGAATCTGATTCAGAATATCCAGAAAATGATTTAGGTAATAAATCAGCTGAATTAGGTGATACAATGGCTGATGACGTAAACGCAGTTAATACAGGTGCATCAAATTCAAATCAAGATATTATAAACGCAATCGAATATGGGTTTAGTGAATATTCTAAAAATGTTACAGCATTAGATAGTAAAATTATAGAGCAAGCTATATATGAAGGAATGAAGCAAGTAACTATAACTATAAATTTAGATCCAATGGCAATTCATAAAGAAATAGAATTTCGTAAGGATAAATAAAGAGAGTAAAATATATGCCGAATAAACAAGAACAATATACTAAACTTGCAATTACGAAATTTACAAATACTAATGTATTAAGTAAACCGGATTTAAAATCTATTGGTAATAAAGTATTAAATGCGTATGCTAGCACGCTTGGGTTGCAGTTAACTGACGACACAGATTATAATTATTGGACTACACCACCATCTGAAATGAATCGTATAAAATATTTTAAATATTCAGATTTCAGAACAAGGCGAGCATTTCTGCAAAGAAGACAGGATGGTGCAAACGCTGCACTGAATGGAGTTATTAGTGCATTAAATGAAAAAGGCAGTGCAGGTGACAGATTAAAAAAATCATTTAAAGCCGCAAAATATTATGCATCTTCATTTATACCCGGCGGAACATATACTATAATTAATTTAAGTAGCCCATCAACATTAGGATTTGGATGGGGTATTCATACAACACCATCCTTAATTAAAGATTTTACATTACAGACAGCTGTTACTACAAAATGGAGTCATACAGCTGGAACTTGGAAACCAAAACTTATAGCCCAAGCTTTTCCGTTTAGAGGTGATAAAGTCAACGTAACAGATTCAGAAAAACGACATCTAAATGAAGTATATCGATGGAAACCAAAATTATTTAAATCAAAAGATAATCCAGGCGCCATAGCAAAAGCATTAGGAAAAGTATTAAATGCAATTAAATTAAATCAAACCCAAGATTTTATAAAATTTTATTTTACTGGACCTAAATTATATAATGGTAATGATAATAGTATCGATGATATAATGGCATTTCGTGCTACAATTACATCATTGGAAGATTCATTTTCGGCAGGATGGGAAGAAGCTAGAATGGTTGGTAGAGCCGATCCAAATTATTTATATACTGGATTTAGTAGATCGTTACAATTAGGATTTATGGTATATGCTACCGACAGAGATGAATTAAAACCAATTTGGAGAAAATTAAATACATTAGCAGGATATACTGCTCCAAAATATGGTGGCGATTCTACAATTGCCCCTATAGCACCTTGGCTTCGAATGACAATTGGAGATTTATTTGTACAACAACCTGTATTAATTGATTCTTTAAGTTATACGTTACATGACTCAGATACGCAATGGGAAATCAATATTGAAGATGATCCTGAAATGAAACAAGCTCCAATAAAAATATCAGTTTCTATGGGTCTAAAAGTAATTACAGATTACCTACCAGAAACAAATGGTCAATTCTATACATTAGCTGATAGAAATGATGAATGGGGTGCATTGCCAGGTACTGATAGCTGGTTGTCTGATAGCGTTGCAAATGAACGTTTATATCAACAAGGATTACGTAAAAAACCATTAGGGAAAGCAGTAAAAGATGGATTTAAATCATTGTTTAATAAAAAATAAAAATTATGGCCAGATACGATACAGCAGCAGTCATTAAAGATAAATTTGGTAAAAATATTATATCAACAAATATAATAACTATCAATAGTTCAGATAATGATATTTATATTAGAATAACATCTCCACAACGTATAGATATATTAGCATATGAAATGTATGGGGATGTTAATGAGTGGCATATAATTGCTGCAGCAAATGGTTTAGGAAAAGGGTCATTGTGGATACCGAGTGATTCTATAATTAGAATTCCAAAAAGTAACAATTTAAATAGTTTCATACGAACAATAAATACAACTAGATAGTAAATGGCAGGAGAAATATTTTATACGCAAGTAGATTTGAATCTACAAGCCGAAATAATTGAACGTGCAAAAGCAGGTTTTATTTCCAGAACAACAGGATCATTAGATTTCATGCTTGGTAAAATTGCAAATATTCAATTAATTGCATATAAAAATCAACAACATAAAGAGTTAGACAATGCAGAAGATATAATAGGAATTTTAGGAGGCAATTCTAGTGTAAATATTTCTAATACACGAAATTTTTCTGGAAATATTAGTCCCGCTAATATGCCCGGAGCTTATTTGAATCCTAATTTTAAATACATAAGAAAACAATCTGGCGGTGAAAGTAAAGAACCAGCGAGTGAACCTAAGACATATAACGATCATACAATATTACCATATATTACTGGAGCTGACGTTTCACTAAATGATGGCACTAACGGTACTACTAATACTGCGACGGTTAGTATTGTTGTACCAAACCCAGTTCGAGATTTAGATTATATAGAATCTACATTTATGCGGCCGGGTCGAGCAATAACATTTAAATTAGAACATCCAGATTCTGCGGTTATTAGTAGAAAAGAATTAACTGTTGTTCCGAATGCATTAAAATCAGAATTACCTAAGACTTCTGCAAATACAAATAAAAAACTGAATTCTGCAATATATGATATGTTAGTTGTTTCGTTTTCTATGTCATACGAACAAAATGGGTCTGTTACTGTAACATTGCATTTGCGAGGTACTAGTGGAGTATATACCGATGTTAGTGCTATAATTACACAAGGTACTGGTAGTGTTGATGCCAAACCACTATTAACACCATTGTATAAATCGTTGCATGAAGATATACAAACATTAGCTCAGCCAAAACAAGGTGCAGATCAAACAAAAACAGTATACGGGAATATTAAAGCGTCTGATGTAACAGATAAAATTAATCCGCAGGATGATAAATGGTGGCTGAAAATATTTAAAGAAAATACACAAGAGACTTATTGTACTTTAGGATTTTTAATTGAATATATAAATAAAAACATATTACAAAGTAAACAGTCATCATTAACGCCAAATGCTATAATAAAATTCAATCCACAATCGAGTAGAAGTAAAGTGATTCCTGGGATAGTATCCGGATATCCGCAGAATGTTATATTAGATATGAATGATTCATATGGTGATAAGACATATTTGCCTCCGATAAGTGAATTAAATAATAAACGATTTCATAATTTTAATATAGATTTAACAGACGAAGAAAAAAAAATCCGGGTTAACTGCTGATACTATAGGATTTCCATCAATGATATGGATTAATACTAGTATATTACAACAACTTACAACTTCTAATGTTAAAGATGTAATTAAACACGTCGCAAAAGAAGTTGCAGAAGCTTCTGGAGGAATGATAATGTTAAAATTAGTTGCAAATCCAGCTGATTTAAATGAATTGATTTTATATGATGCTAGATATATCAACGTTGGTGCCGTAACTCCATTTATGATACCAATGTCAAATCTTTCACCTAGTGGTTCTGTAGTTAAGGAGTTTTCAATTGAAGCTAAATTACCACCATCATCGCAAGCATTAATGTATGCAATTAATAATAGTGATGTAATTTCAGAAGAAAATACTGCACCATTTATAAATTATTTATATAATAATTTTCAAGTATATCGAACAGTTAATGAATCAGAGAAAGACAATAAAATTGGACCTGTTTTTCAAATTACAGATGAATTTAAATCAGATACTGCATCAGACCAAGGATCTAAATTAAAAGAAGATTATGAGGCTAGCTATAAAAAATATGATGATGAATTAACTACAGTTAAACAACAATTTATAAATAGTCCACTAGATCCCCGATTGCGAAGTAAATTACTTATTGCATTAAAAAAGAAAGTTCAATACCCAACTTCTAATATTCAACAATCTAATTTATTAAATGCTCCTACATATCCACATGAAGTTACAATAACCATTGATGGAATAAATGGATTTAGATATGGAGATGTGGTAGAGTTTCCCGTCTTACCAGCTAGATATAGATCGCAGACCACATTTAGTATATTTGGAATAAATCATACCGTTAACTTATCAGGGATATGGAATACTACATTAAGATGCCAAATGAGACCAGATTTTAATAAAAAATAATTGTTATGAAAAGAAAAAGATTACAATACGCCCAGGATGAAATCATTACCAATTTATATACGTCTGGTAATGAATATATGTTAGATGATACTGACACGGAATATATCGGCCCGTATCACAAATATACTACAGGTGAAATATATACTGAATTTGTTTGGAATCCAAATTCATCTAAAAAACTAACATTATTCGAAGATACATCTACAGTTCAATATCAATTTAAAAAGATAAATTCTGATATTAAAACAAAGTATGAAAATATACCATATTACATTCCTACTCCAACTACGGATGATTATAAAAAAGGAAAAATAAATAGATATTTTCTAAAAAAAATTAATGAATTTAAAGTTTTTGAGGTTAGTGAAGAAGTGTTTGATAAACATAGTGCAGAAACAGTAGATCCTAATTTATATACATCATTAAAAATTGAATGGTATATATCTGGTGTTGCTAAAAGTACTGCAAAAGATGGAATATATGTAATTGGAACATATGAACGAAATTTATCTGCTATACAAACCGCCGAAGCTTCGATGCCTAGCATATCTAGATTACTATTAGATCCATTACAATTTTACAATGGTATTGCTATGGGAGTAATTGTACCACCCGATATCAATCAGGTTTGAAAATAAACAAATATTTCATATTATCTAGATATGATACTAGATCATATTTCAGATATTGATAGCATATTCGAATATATTAAAGACCGAAAAACTTTAATCATTCCAATATTGTGTAATAATTTTCAACACCCAACTCAAACAGAATTGTGTTGTATATACATATATACTGAAGATGATATAGAAAGACTTATTACATTTCGTCATACTGAACAGTTAACTTCCTTTTCCGAACATATACAACAGTTTCTGGACCTGCAGAATATCTTTGTGCATGATAAAAAGACCTGGCTTCAAATTGGAGGTAACGCTAATGTACTGGATGTCAAGACTTTATGGTGGTATACTTATAATGAAGCATATGATGAAACACATTATCATACCGCAGCTCATCAATTTTATTGGAGAAGACACAACACATTACCACACGTTAATTGTATAGTTCCATTGCAACAACATTTAGCAATGTGTCAAAAAATAAGACACTATGCCTGGCCAATGTGTATGAATGCAGAGTTAACGGATTCATATATGAAATTCAATGAAACATATCCTGTGGTATTTGCTGAAATTGAATCTGCCGGATTATATGTTAATAATAGTTTCAGAATGCCTGAATTAATTCAAGACAATTTTGTATATTCACAATACAATTATTATACATCAACAGGACGACCTAGCAACGCATATCGAGGATTTAACTTTGCCGCAATGAATAAAGAAGATGGAACCCGAGCTGCATTTTGTAGTAGGTTCGACCGCGGAGCATTAGTTGAAATGGACTTCGATGCATATCACGTTAGGTTGATTGCTAGATTAATCGGATATGCATTACCAGACGGCTCTGTGCACGAATACTTTGGTAGATTCTATTTTGATTCAAACACATTAACTAATGAGCAATATGAGCAAAGCAAACAAATAACTTTCCGATTATTATATGGTGGTATAGATAAAGAATTTTTAGAAATACCATTCTTTCAAAAAGTTAATGATTTTGTATATAAACTATGGGATCGGTGTAAACGACAAAAATACATAGAAACTCCAGTATTAAAAAGAAAACTATACAAAGAATCCATAACAAATATTACAGCAAATAAACTATTCAATTATTATTTACAAGCAACTGAGACAGAAGTATCAACGGTTAAGTTGCAACAAGTATTAGAGTATTTGCGAGATAAAGAATCTAAATTAGTTTTATACACTTATGATAGTGTGTTATTAGATGTAAACTATTCAGAAGCTAAACAAATTTTACCTGACATTATAAATATAATGCAACAAGGAAACTTCCCGGTTAAATGTAAGGTAGGTGATATTTATAGCAAAATGAATAGTATTACGTTATGACAATAGACTCAATAATAACTGAATGGACTTATCGATTACCAAAAGGATATCCAACAACTGATTCTGACTATAATATTCTTCGCAACGTATTGTCAGAGATGACAAATTTATCAGACGGCGATCGGGATAAAATTGTAAATCAAGCAAAAGGTATAACAGAACAAACTATATTAACAGAAGCTTCTGCAGATTATGATAATGCAATACGACAAAGATTAAGATTAGAGCCAGATACCGAAATACCGCAAGTACAGGGGCAATATAATTTAGGTCGTGGATCATTACCATTAAATTCACATGATGCTGAAATAGTTAAAAGATTATGGCCAGAAACTATGAATTTAGGAAATATCGGCAAAGGTGAGATTGCAATATATTGGTTGTACCAATATCAAAATCCACCAGTAGATGCAGTTGATAATCGAGGAGACGATGCACCAGATTTACAAATTGGTGGCGAAAATGTAGAAGTTAAAAGTTATCCATCACATTCTGGGCAAATTTCATTAGGTAGATTTCAAAAATTTAAAGAAACTAGAGAATTAGTATCAATTGTTTTTGGTATACACACATTAGCAAAAACATTTAATCCAAATGAATCTACAAAAGTATATTCTGATTTAGCATTTACTGGTGCAGATCTAACAACTGCATTTCAAACATTTATTGCTGTCGATTCACTAAAAGATAAATTGCAACTAATTGAATCGTTTCCTATATTCCGAAGTTTATTTTCGCAAATTGATTTAGTAAAACAACAGTTGCGATTACAAGAAGACACATATGAACCGAGTACTGCTGCAGCAGAATTATTAAAAACTATGTTGCGAGAAAAATTAGAAATTAAACCCGGCGATGATGGTTATATAATGAGTATATTAAGTAAAAATCCATCGGATATACATACATATCAAATAGATTTCCAGGCAATTGATAATGATTCTGTATTAAACAATGTTGTGGTTAATGGTGGAGAATTAAAAGTTAACTATGATAATATATTTGGAACAGGGAAAGGTTAAAAATTGAAAACACAATTACTTTGCACATTTGCACACTTAAATGATGTCAACATAGTTACAGAATACATACAACAAAACTATACTATACCAGAGCACCGAATTTTTATATTTAGTGCCAATGCTAATCCAAATACATTATACTGCACTTATAACGCATTACATTCAGATCGAAGAGGTCAGAATACTATTAGCATCCATCGCAAAAAAGAAACAAATACCTTATATACAGTTAATGCTCTTAACGAAGTGATTGTTGCAGTAAATAATGGGGTATTGGATAAGTCATATCAAATAGATTGGAATCAGTTCCAAAATTCTTTTATACTAACTGCAGACTCTGGATATAGAGTTATCGAACTAGTATTTCATAAAAAGATTTCCTG